TCAGGCACGTTCCTTCACGGTGTCGGACTCGGTAGGTACGGCCCTGACCATAACTGGTAACTCATTCAAGACCAGGACGAGTATGGCGACGACGGCAGTGACAGATATTCGTGTCGCTTCTGCGGCGGCAGGGCTAACGGTCGGGACGAGGACACTCGACGGCGATCCGATCCTGTCCATGCCCGCTCCACAGCTCATCACTGGTATTCCTGTCGCTGCCGCAACCACGCAGCTCACGCCAATTACCCTGGAGGTTGATATGCGTGGCGGCCTCGCCCACCCGCTAGTGCTCGCTCAAAATGAAGGCTTCATTGTCCGGGGGCCAAGTGTCATCTTTGGCGCCGCCGGGACTGCCAACCTGCTGGTGGAAGTGGCCTGGGCAGAAGTACCCTCCTACTGATAGCATGACGATATGGCAACAGCACGTCTAACTCTTGGTCAGGCTAAACCTGCCGCAGCGACAGACGGGACACTCCTCACAGTCCCGGCGCTCACCGACGATGTAATTAGCTCAATTGTGGTGTCTGAGACGGCTGGGGCTGCCACGACCTTCCGTATCTGCACGGACGCTGCCGGTGGTGCCATCACCGCCGTTGGCAAGTCACTCGCCTGGGATGTAGCGATTGCCGCCAACAGCACCGTCACGTTTACAGTTGGAGCTACTCTCGCTGCTGCGTCAACTGTCATTGTGCGCTCTCTTTCGGGAAGTTGCAACTTCACGGCGTTCGGCCAGCAGAACACGTAGTCCGGTGGGTATCCAGACTTACCCAGGTGGGGACATCAGAGGCGGGGCTCCTGTGGGGACCGTCCTAGACGGTGGGTCCTACATCACCGCCGCCGACACGATTACGACTACTGGTCTATCAGAAGTGTGGCTCAACTCGACAGCGACTATAGGCGTGAACCCTATTCGCCGCTGCATGGTCATGGGGCTCCTAGACCACAGCGTCATCAGCACAAACACCACTCCGTCCATTGGGGCACTGACCGGCGTGCAGATCAGTATTGACGGTGGTGCGTCCTACAGCTCAGGATCGACAGACCGATTTACGTTCGCCAACCTCACGCTGGCTAGCTACAGGTGGTCGGGGGCCTGTCAGCACCACGTCATGGGAACCCCAACGGGGAGCATAAAGATTCGAGCCTACATCCAGCAAAACAGCGGTGTTGCTGGTGACGTGACTTGGGACGACTTCAACCTGGTATGGATGATCTACGCAATGTGAAAGGCACAACATGAATGTCATCGACTACTCCTTCTCCCGCCCGCCCATAGCAACCTTCACGACCAACGGCATTGTTGGGGTCATCAGGTACGTGGCGCACGATCCGGCCAAACGTATATCGAAACTTGAGTTTGATGCGCTCCGGGCCGCCGGTCTCTCCGTCGCACTCGTGTGGGAGGATGCGGCCACCTCATGGCAGAACGGTTGGCAGCGTGGTTCCTCTGACGGCGCCGAAGCAAGGCGTCAAGCACGAGAGATTGGCTTTCCCGACAATCGGCCCATCTACGCAGCCTACGACTCTAATGTTGGCCCTGCCCAGCTCATCCTCGCCGCCCAGTACATGGAGGGCTTCAACACTGGCAGCAACACCGGCCCCCAAGGCGCATACGGCACTAAGCTCCTGCTCGATGACCTCTTTGCCTGCGGCCTGATCCGGGTGGGGTGGCAAACCAACGCCCGAGGCTGGATCGGCAACGGACCCGATTGTGTGCGTGCGTCGTTGTTCCAGCGGTACGGCCAGACAATCCCCGGCGTGCCTGGCGCCTATGATGTAAATGACATCAACCAGCCGGACTGGGGACAGACCCCCGCTCCGTACGTCAAACCGACCACACCGGCCTTGCCCGGTGTAACCAAAGGACTTGAAGTGGACCGTCTCGAAATCACTATCGCAACTGACGCTGACGGCAACGGCTGGGCGCAGACGAGCATCCCCTGGCCCAAGTTTCGTGGCGCCAGCGTGCAGGGCTCCGCTCCGGGCCGGGACCATGCCTACTGGCCTGGTGAGGCTCACGGCAACAACACCAGCGACCACGTGCTCATCTCGGTGACTGGCGCCAAGCCTGACGACCACGTCGTGGTCTTCATCAACGTCGCCCACTGACCCCATGCTGACTGGCAGTGCCAGGGAGCGCCTCCGGGTCGTAGGTCAATATGACCTCGGCGCCTGGGTTGAGGCTGCGTCCGGCAATGAACTATGGTCGATCCAGCAGGAGATAGCGACAGCGCTCTCCGTTCCTCGTGCCCGCCTGGCCGTCCCATCCTGTAATGCCTCCGGCAAGACCTTCCTGGCTGCCCGCCTGGCGCTGGCGTTCTACGACGCCTACACGCCAGGCTCTCCCTGTGCTGCCTGTGACCCGGACGGCACCAAGGGTGGGTGCCGAGGCTCGAAGGTCCTGACCACATCCTCGAAAGAGACCCACCTGAAGGACAACCTGTGGGGCGAAATCCGCATGGCAATTTCCCTGATAGCCCAGCGGGGCATCGAGCTTCCAGGCAACCTGCCCCCGGCCGAGACCTTTCTGCTCGACAGCCCCGGCAACCACTTCCTCCGAGGCCAGGTAGCCACGAAAGAGGAATCGTTCCAGGGTTACCATGCTGCCCACAAGCTCATCATCGGCGACGAGGCCACGTCAGTATCCGAAGATGTAGCACGAGGCATCACTTCCCTGATGGCGACCGCTGATACCCGGCTGCTACTGATCTTCAACCCAACCACGCCAGATACATACGCCGCAGCGATGACCAGGGCGGAGCGAGTCAAGACCATCCGCATCACGGCTTTCGATACGCCACACTTCACCAGCGAGCACGTCCCCGAGGGCTCGAACCTTGTGACGCCCGAGTTCCTGGAAGACCTGAAGTCGCAAGGCATGGGGCCGGGCAGTTACGAGTGGACAACTCGTGTTGAGGCTCGATTTTGGGACCTGGGCGACGATCTCCTCATCCCGATGTCTTGGGTGCAGAACGCCCATGAGGTGCAGAATGAGTGGGGCGGGGAAGTCGCTCTCGGCGTCGACCTTGCGCCCTACGGCTCCTCCGAGAGCACCGTGGCTATTCGACGGGGGGACACGCTCATGGACGTGCAGGCGTATGCCGCCGGGCGGACCGACTGGTTTATCATCGGCGAAAACGGCTTCGAGGGTCCCCCCGGCCCTGTCCGGCGGGCCGTCATTGAGCACAACCCCTGGCTCCTCATCTTCGACGCGGACGGCGTGGGCTCCGGGGCGGTCGGAGACTTTGAGCGGCTACACAACTGGGCCATGAAGAACAGGCACATGCTCCCCGATAGCCAGGTCATCGGCTTCCGGGGTGCTCGCAGCACCACTACGGCGTACCACAACAGCCGCTCCGGCTGGTGGTGGGCGCTCCGCAAGCGGTTTGAGGCCGGTCGCATCCGGCTCCGCACACAGGATCAGAAGCTCGACAATCAGTTGTCGCAGATGACGTACAAGATCACCGCGGCTGGGGCCATTAGGATCGAAACTAAGGATGAGATGCGCCGCCGGGGGCAGAGTTCCCCTGACCGTGCCGACGCCGTGATGTACTGTTTCGCCTTCAGCGAGGAAATCCCCGACCCGCAGGTGCGTGTACAGCCCCACGTCGTCACGAGCGGCTACGTTAGTGATCGAAGCGAACAGTCAATGTGGCAGCGAGACTTTGCTGCCATCACTGGACCAAGACCCCAAGCCAATGCCGTTCTAGGCATCCCTGACGAAGCGTAGGTAATTATGGCGATCCGACAGCACGGCCTATTCAGCAGGACGTTCCCCGGCTGGATTCATGCGAAAAGTGCCTGCTACGTCTACGAGAGTAACGAGGAAGGCATTGACACCGGCATCATCATCGAGGGAGAGGGCACGCTGTTTCTTGGCCGGGTCGCGATCCAAGAAATGGCTGAGGTGTATGGCTTCTCCATTGGGGAAGACGGCCAGAAGCTGGAGGAGGAGAACGCCCACCTGATCCACGAAAACAACACCCTGCGGGAGCAGGTGAGGGCACTCACCAGCGACCTCGAAACTTTCGGGCGGGCAATTGCCAGCGCCCGAGCGAAGACCGTCGGGGACCGATGACCGGCGCTCTCGTAGCCCTCTGTGCGCTGTGCTTTGCGTGGGGGTGCGTCGCGACGAGTGTGGCTATTGCCCACAATCTCCGGGCCGACGCCGCTGACGCCTACACCCGCCTGACCCGAGCAGCGCTAGAAGCTGACCTTGATCGGACGGAAAACAACTGTGCCGTCGAGGTCGAGGCCGCTAACCAGCGGACCCTTCAAACCAGGGCTGACCTGGAGCGAGACCTGGACCGCTTCGAGGTCAAGTTTGCGACGTGGCTGCACTCTGAACTAAGCACTCTGCGCCCGGTGGCAGTCGCAGCGCCCCCCGCTGGCCCGCCATTGGAGTATCGCCAAGACCCGTTTGGCTTCATTGTGGAGGACTTTGATCCCACCACGGAGCCACCCCCGAGTAGCCTGTAGTCATGGCGTCGCCCGTAAATGAGTTCACTCCGCCCGCCGACCCAAAAAAGCTCGCCGCCTGGCTAAACACCAAGTCGGAGACGGGCAAGCAGGTCATGGGGGACTGGCAGGTCAAGATCAACATTGCTTTCGTGCTGGGGCACCAGTGGCTGGTGTGGGACAACAGTGCCCGGCAGTTCCGGCGCCCGGTAAACCGGCCGAACGACCGTAATACGCCTGTCCGCATCGTGGTCAACAAGATCGGCGGTCTGGTCGAGCGGGCAATCGCAAAGCTCGTAAAGAACGTGCCAATCCCCGAGTGCCGTCCCGTATCGGACGATGACCAGGACGTGAGCGCCGCACGAGTGGGCACCCGTATCCTCGCCCACGAGATGTACCGCCTGAAGTGGAACAACTTCCTCTCTGGCTTCTTGTTCTGGCCCGCGACGCTGGGCTGGTCATACGCCCACGTCTACTGGGACGCTGGCGCCGGTGACGTGATCGGACAGGTGGACGGCAAGGATGTCCACATTGGTGAAATCTGCGTGGAGCCTGTGCCCGGCATGGAGCTGTATGTGGACCCCTCGGCCCGCACGATGCGCGAAGCGATGTGGGCTCGACGCACTGTCACGATGAGCAAAGAGGCCGTCTACGAAAAGTATGGCACGGTCGCTGATGAGGGCTGCGACACTGCCCGTCCACTGATGACCGAAATGCTCCAACTCTCAGACACCACGTACAACGCCCAACTGAAGGACTGGGTTGCCGTCCACCAAATGTGGATCAAGCCCAGCCGGGCCGTACCTAATGGCATGGTCGTTACGTGGAGTGGGGTCAACATCATCGAGCCCCCGAAGCCGTTCCCATATGAGCACCGTGAATTGCCGTTCGTGCAGATGGACTGGCTGCCAGGGCTAGGTACCCGTGAGGGCCGGACCTGGGTGTCGGACCTCGTGCCACTCCAGGCCGACTACAACGACGCTCGCAGCCGTGAGGCCACCATCCGACGCCAGCTAACGGTCAAGATATTGGCCCCGATCGGCTCCATACAGCCCGACAAGATGACCAGCAGAGTCGAGGTGATCCCGTACTCACCGAGCGCCGGTGAGCCGAAGCTGTTCAACCCCGATTCGGGGTGGATGAACCAGTACGAGCAGGGGATGAATCGCACCGATCAGGAGATGGGCACTCGTGCAGGCATCAGCGAGGCCAGTTCGGGTCAGGCTTCGTCGGGGACGCCCGCAGCCGCCATCTTGGCGTTGCAAGAGGCTGACGACACGAAGCTGGCGCTGACGGCCGGGCAGCTCGCTCAGTTCACCGAGGATGTGGGCAACCAGGTTCTCGCCCTGACTCGGCAGTTTTGGGCTGAGGAGCGCACCGTCCGGGTGTACAGCGAGGAGAACACACTCGATGCGTTCCGCTACTCGGGCGCTGACGTGCTGCGTGCATACGACGTGCATGTGTCGAGCGAGAGCGCACTGCCCCGCTCGAAGTCGGCGCGTGTGCAGCTCGTGCTCGAATTGCAGGCCCGTGGCATCATCGCAAATCCGCAAGATGTAATTCGCATGCTGGACCTGCCGGGCACGGACTTCATCGTCCGCAGCCAGGACTTGGACACCAAGCGGCAGCATCGAGAGATAGCGAAGATGCTTGGCGGGGAAGACTGCGTTGTGGAGACGTGGGACAACCACCTCATCCACATCACCGTAGTCAATGACTTCCGCAAGACGCTGGACTACGAGAAACTGCCTGAGGAGACCAAGGCTCGGATTGACGCTCACGCTGCTGTCCACGAGGGCTTGGTGTTGGCACAGGCGGGGATTCCACTTCCGATCCTGACGCCGTATGACCCGGCGGCAGCGCAGGCATCCCAGGCAGCGCAGGCATCCCAGCAGGGCAACACGGTCGGCTCCCCAGCGGGCTACCTGCTGGACCCATCCACAGGCATGCCGCCAAACCCGCTGGCAGTTGCTGCCGGACAGGCACCCAGCCCAGTTACGGACGAAGGCATCTATCAGCAGGCACAGATCGGCCAGGCGGCAGGACAGCCAGGGCGAGTGCCAGGCATCTCGGCTGACA